CTCTTGGAGAGATACATCGTCCTCTCTAGTGTCAATGAATTAAAGATTTTTAGGTTTTTAATTCACCTAATGACACACCTCACCTCCGTAACTAGTACGGGGTGGCCCACCTTAGTTTGGTGTAAACGACTAAGGGACGTCCATAACGTTCCAAATGCTTTGCATCAAAATAAGGATCGCTCCCTCTTTTGAGAAAGTATTTCATCAAGGCGCCATAGCCCGATAAAGGGTCTTGACGTAGCTTTGTTGACACAACGTTGCCTTTTACAAGGTAACGATGTAACTTGTCATCATAGCCATGGATCTCGTACATACAAATGTAAGAGTTCCAACCGAGGATGGAAGAGTTTTTCGAAACAACGGGAACGGTCGCAAGCCGATCAACGCTGGAACGCACGAAAGCAGCAGATCTCCAATAACCAGACTCATAGAGTTGGTTACCAAGAGAGATGGTACTGACGAGCTCTTCGGTGTTACGGTGTGATACTGGAAAAGTCCTACGAACGTAAACCGGTGTAACCGGTATTCCGCCGTAGGCATCCAAACCGCATGACTCTCTGAACCTTCCGGTCCAGAAAGACTTGCTGGTGTTTACTCGAAGGTTGAACCATTCGAGCTCACGTATCACAGCTTGCACATATTCTACGGGGACAATAATATCGTCACCGTAGACACGCACACCCTTTGCGACTCTAACGAGGCGCTTAAGGGTAAGACGGGACCCTTCAGACCTAAGTATTGCTGAAAGGACAATGGTATAAAATACCATTGCCTCGATCGGGAAACAAAGGGCTGAACCCATAGACGCGAACCTGGAAAGGGTATGAATACCATGACCAGGCACGTCCGCTCTCGTAGAACGACAGGCGAAGATCATCGACCTGAAATCAGGTTGACTTTCAAGCATCTGCCAAACGAGGCGGGCTGAAACGCGGTCCGAAGCATCCTTAAGATCGATCGTAGAAAACGAACCATCTATAGAGGAGCTAAGGGCCAACTTCTGGTTTACGGTTTGATCCGTAAAATTTACAGACCCACAA